TGGGAAACTAGCTATTGGATTGATTCTTGCTTCGTAAAGTTCATCACGTTCTGCATGAGTCAATCTTGTTTTAGCTTCAGTTACACTTGTCAATCCACCACGATTTAGACCTGCTGGAGCAAACCATTCATGAGCTACAGCATCAGTATTAGCAATAACTCCTGCTATCACAACCGATGGTGGAACCCAAATTGGTCTTGAGGTATCTCTGTCTTCCATTTTAACCCATGGATAATAAGTTCCAACATAGTTACTATCTAATGTTTTAACTGTATTAACAACGGTTTGGATTGAATCATTATACCCAGTAGCGTCCATGATATAAAAAGCATCAGCTCTAGCTTCAACTTTAGATATAGCGTGATTTGTTACTGTAGAGTGTAATCCATGAATAACACCAGGTGTTACTAATAGATTGATATCGAACTCATCAGGATTACTTATAGAGTTGATAGCTCTCTTGTAAACAATAGAACCACTAGTTGTTGTACTACTCAAGTTAAATCCTTGAGTATTATTAGCGACTATATTAGCACCTGTCTTATACTCTCTAGCTGGGTTCTGACCATCAAATCCAAATTGAAATGGAACTATGAACTTTCTTTGACCGATAGCTGATAAAGATAGTGTTACTTTTTCATCAGCCGCTGAGAATGTTGACCCCAACTGACTAGCATCATCGTTACCATTTTGGTCTTCAAGTGACATGGTAACGTTATTACCATTACCAGTACCTACTGGAATAGGTGATAAGTATTGTATATTATCATCTTTTATATTGTCGTCAATTAAGTTTATACCAAAAGCTACACTTGAATCAAATGTACCGTTTGTATCTGTTTGGTCTGTTTTAAGTTGAACCGCTGGAACTGAAGTACCACCTGGAATTGGGTTTCTTAATTTATCGTGTCCCATTGGTACTACGTTCTTTGGATACTTAAATACACCATCGGTTACCATATCAGCAAAATCACCAACACGAATGTATTTACTTACAGGTGGATAGTCACCATATGTTGTTAACTTACCATTAGAATCAATTTCTGTCCATCTATCACCAATTCTCTTAGCAAAAAAGTTAGGTGATAATGGGTCTAATGTTAAATTATCATATTGTTCTAATACTATCTCGTCACCGTGTTTGATAACTTGGAGTGCAAAAGTACCAAAATCAGAACCAGCTATATCAGTATCTGGTTTGATGTCTAATATTTTTGTTTTGTAAGTTGTGTTAACGTCAGTTCCTTGAGAACGAGTGTAAATCGTAAATAATGAGTATCTTGTACCATTTATAAGTTGTGATTGTATTGTTGGTGATTGACCAAACATAAAATCTTTGTTACCTGTAAATGATGAAGCGTTACCTAAACTATCAAATGATGTTGTACCTTTGAAGTTTAATTGGTCATTACCACTATTACCTACTTCTACAGACGCGGAAGCTGCATTATTTAACGTTGAAGCTTTCTGTTTAAACACCTTGTAAACATAAACAGACGATGTATTGTTACCAGACTTTGTAGATTGTGGGTCTGAGGATATCACTTTATCAATGAAGTTAGCACTACTTGTACTAAATGAAAGTGAATATGTTTCAGCGGTAACATTACTACCACTTACAACAAGTGTAAAACCACCATGAGTATTAACAAGATTACTACCACTTAATGAAGTAGCACTTAAATCAGCGTCAGCTGCAGTACCAAGTGATGGTGCTAGAATAGCTAACGAAGAGGTAGCGGTATTACCTACTGTACCATGTGAGGTCAGTCTAAGTGTATCTGCTACATACCCACCAATTCCTAAAACTCTAACGATTGTAACCACACCAGCACTACGTAGATATTGCTCTACAGCATATGGTGTGTAAAATCTACTATCAGCACCACCAAATATTTCTTCAAATTCTTGATATGAAGTTACTTGGGTTGGTGTGAAAGCTGGGCCTATTCTTGTTGGCCCAATTATTGCCGCTCCAATTTCACCTATTCCTTGAGGAAGAAATGAAAGGTCTCTTTCACGAGTAAAGACACCAGGCGACACAATTCTTTCTGCCATAATTTTTCTCCTAATGTAAAAAATTCGATGTACTTATTCCCTTATAAGTATCAGCCTAAATTACGAAAGTAGTTATTTTAGAGAATTTTTTACGATTTGTTTGGGGTAAATATACCTGTATCTTGGTCTAATTGTCCTTGACCATACTTATCATTTAACTTTTTAACCAAGTCCTTTTCTTTCTGTTGGATACTGACGTATTGATTTTCAAGAAAGGCTTGTTTCTCGTCGAGTGAGTTAAGTTCTTGATTAAGTAATATTCTTTGGACTGATAATTGACCTAGTTCAGCTTGTTTTTCTGTATAACTAGTTTGTAAGTCACGGAGAGAATCCATTTCCTCATCCGTAAATTTTATTTTATCTGACATTATTGTTCAGCTGGTATGAAAACACCTTTTTGAACATCCACAGAACCTCTACCATATTTGGATTCAATCTTTTGTGCAAACTCTGTTTCTTTTTGTGAATTATTTGCAAATTGTTGTTTCAACTGAGTCTCTTGTGTTTCAAGTTGAATTTTTCTAACAGCTAAGTTACCAAAAGCTTGTTGAAGTTCTTGATTCATTTGTAAAATCTCTTGAACTTGTTCCCTTTCACTTTCAGAAAGTGGAGTTTCATTGGTAGTTGGTTCTACTACTTTTGTTTCTTCATTTGCCATAATTAAGGTCTCCTATTATAACTTTATTATATTACTACTATAAGTATTAACTAAACTTCTATAATTTTATATTTTCTGCCTGATGAATCAGAACCACTTAACTCATTCATCTTCGATGTAGCTGCAGCTTCGGTAGTATACTCCCATACTTGGTCTGAACTACCACTTAACTTTGCTACATAAATGTGTCTTTGAGCCCACCAAGGGTCGTCGGCTGAATTACCATTTCTATCAACACTTGAAGTTGGTGAAGGCATTAATTGTTTTACTACACGCCACATAATTGTTCCTTGTTTTTATATAAATATAATTAAATGTACATTTCTTTTAAATGATTAACTCTTAATTCTGGTAATATTGTGGGTTTAATACCACATTTTTCCCAAACATCGAGACAAAACGTAGCATCTTCGGATACATTCTCACTATGGTCACCGATTGTTACCATTCTTTGTCTAAAATAAGGATATTCCAATTCTCTAATAATATTAGAAGATACCTTTGTGAATCCAAACCCACAATAACTAGCTTCAAATGGTTCTTCTCTCTGTCTAATTTCATCTTGATGATAAAACTTCATGTGTAAATTAGATTCAAAGTAATCTTCATCCCAATCAGCAACCATAGCTAATCCACTCAACTCTTTTATGTACCAACCACTACAAAAATCGTGACCACTCTCTAACAACGTACATAATTGTTGATAATTAAATTGTTGGTCTGCGTCAATCCACACTAAGTTATCAAAGTTGTCAATTAACTTTGTTGGATTAGTATATCCACCACCATCCGTACATAACCAATTTCTAGCATCGACGTGTGTTCTACCAACTACAGTAAAAATCTCACCATCTAAATTACGACACCATTCTTGAAGATGTAAGAACTGTGGTAACAATCTACCACTTATGGTATTGTATATGGGAATAAGAAAAGCGTATTTCATAAAACCTCTTTTAGATAAATATCTCCTATTTTTCCAACTCTTCAATTCTTTTTGTAAGTTCTTTAATCGCATTGACTATCATAGGTATCATTCTTGTTACAGATAATGTTTTGAAATCATCCACCATTTCTCCATCCAAAAGTTCCTCACCTATGTTAACGTATTGACTCGCCACTTCTAAAACCTCATCTGCTATAAATCCGTATCGGGTAACACCATCATCTGGTCTCACCGTTCTACCATTATATTTAAATGTTCTCGGTCTTAGTTGGTTTATGATTGACAATCCGTCCTCTAAATCTAAAATATCTTTTTTGGCTCTCCTATCGGATAAACTTGATACCGAACCATCATTTGTGTAAAAATCACCACCACTATCTATCCTAACCCTTTCCGTACCACCACCAGCTTGCATATCCTTTATTGAAAAGGTATCATTTCCGACACCACCTATATTAGCACCCATACGATATTCTGTTGTGGTTGTTTTTAAATCAATCTTAGCATCATTTCCACCAGTAACCTCTAGTTTTAAGGTACTTCCTGAACCACCATACATATGCACGAGTTCACTTGGAGCTATTGTGCCGATACCGACTTTTTTATCAGTAGTAACTCTCATGACTTCATTTGTTGCAGAACCATCGTTGGTAACAAAAAGTAAACTCATTTTTTCCGTACTATCTTGGTCAATTCTTCCTTGAATCTCGGCTCCAACAAAACCTCTATTATTACCAGTAAATCTTATCATGGTTCCTCTACCACCAAGAGTTTGATTGGTATCTAACGTAAGTGTTTCACCGACTGTTCCAGTTGTAGTGTCTCTGATTTGAAGTTTACCATGGGGATTATTTGTGCCGATACCTACAGCCGCTGCCATTATTGAAAACTCTGGTGTATTAGCTGTTTTTCCTACTTGTAACAAACCATAACCACCACCTGGTCTTGAGTCATCATTAAAGAAATCAATTTCTATTTTACCTTGAGCAATACCTGTTTCTGCACTAATTCTTGCAGCGTCGCTATTAGATGTACTTGTACTGACCGCTTTAATAATATAATCACTACCCCTTCCTGTTATTACACCATTTACATCAAGTTTAGTTGACGGGTCGGTTTTGCCAATACCTACGTTTGAACCATTCGGTTGTAAAACTAATGGGACATATTGAGTTGCAT